TAACTTTATAATAGGAGATTTAAAATATTTTCGTATTACAAATTTAAACACAGGTGCAGGAGAAGGCATATTATTACAAATAGTTATTGATGATAATGCTGATTTAACTGACGAGCATTGTGCATGGATTTTAATAGAGGAAGGTAAAAGTTTTATATTAAACAAGTTTGATGCTGCTTTTGATGCAGGAGTTGATGTAGATACGCCTACTTTAGATGGTATTACAAGCTTAAAAGTTGTTAATGAAAGCGCTAGTACAGCTGTAGATATAGAAATTTTTGTAGCAAGTTAATAATGAAAGATGAAATGATGATAAAAGAAACAGTAGGTCGATTAGGTTCAGATATTATAGATTTGCATTATAAATTAGACTTTTTAGAAGAACAGGTTGCAAAACTTACTGCTGAAATAATTGATTTAAAAACAATAAGGAGAGAAGATGACTAGTTTAGATGGTTATAGTTTAAATGAAAAGATAGATAGAAGCATTGATGATCTAAAAGAAGAGATAGCTGTATTAAGATTTAGAATAGAAACTGAAATGAGAGATATAAATGAGCGTTTTTCAACTTTAGCTACTAAAGCAAAAGCGCCAACAAAAAAGGAGACTAAGAATGCCGAGTAAAAGTATGTGTAATAAAATAAAAGATCCAAAGAAAAGAGCTCAATGCAAAGCATATAAAGGTGAATTTGCAAAAATGAAACCAAAAGGGTCAAGAGATATGGATAATAATGGAAAAAGATCTAATATGAATGGCGGAATGCAGATGACTAATAGGAATAAGCGTGGCTACTAAGAAAAAACAGTCTGAAATGCATGTATGACCATATTCTGGAGAATTGCACCCAGTTGGGCAAAAGCATACAAAGACAGATAAACACGGGTTTAGAGATGGTAGGTCTAAATATAAGGAGGGTAAGTAATGGCTAAGACTCCAGCGTGGCAAAGAAAAGAAGGTAAAAATCCTGAAGGTGGATTAAATCAAAAAGGAGTAGCCTCTTATAAGAAAGCTAATCCTGGTTCTAAATTAAAGACTGCAGTAACTACTAAGCCTTCTAAGTTAAAAAAAGGTAGTAAATCTGCAAATAGACGTAAGTCGTTTTGTGCTAGAATGAGCGGTATGAAGAAAAAACTTACTAGTAAAAAAACAGCTAGTGATCCTGATTCAAGAATTAATAAGTCTTTAAGAAAATGGAACTGTTGATTAATGAGATTTTATAAAGTTAATGGTATAAATCATAGAGTCTATGAACCCGATGATGAAATGCCATTAGATTTATTAGTATTAAAAGATTGGAGATGCGCTCAAGTAGGTGAATGGGTTATGGCGGATGATGGATGCGTTATTCAAATATTAAGAAAAGGGAAGATGTTAAAAAGAATGGGCAAAAGTAAAGTCAAAGAATACGTTGGCACTTGCACTGGAACATTCCCTGTTAATAATTCTGTTAAAATGGATACAAATAGAAGAGAAGACATCTATTCTTTTAGTGGTAAAAGAGCACAAGATAGAATGAAAGATAAAAAAAATTTAAGTACGTATGAAGAAAAGTTTGTAGCATTAATGTCTGCAGGCATATCTCCTGAGGATGCTTATTTACAAGCATATCCTACTGAAAATAGAAAATATGCTTTTGAAAAGTCAGGTACATTAATGAAAACCGAAAGGGTGAAAACAGCGATGAAAGAAGAATTAAAGCCAGTTTTAGAAGAGCTAGGTATTAATGAAGAATATGTATTAAAAACTATCAAGGAGGTGATTCACTCTACCGACAAGGATGAAACGCGACTAAAAGCGCTTTTTAAACTGGCTGACATTATGGATCTTGAAGACAAATCTAGCACTAAGGTAACACAAGTGACTGGAGCGCTGTTTCAAGGATTCTCAAATAAAGAAATAGAAGGTGCAATAAGACCTAAAGAAATTGAGGTAAAAAATGGTAAAGGGTAATAAAAGCGGAGGAGTAAGAAGCGCGCAAGGATCTAGCGCTGCTAAACCTACTACTCCTTACAAAAGAGCAACAGGAGGTAGAGATTTATTTGGCATGCTAGGTCAAAGACTAAATAATGGCCTTAATACTGCTAGTGGAAGAAATGGATATAGTAGAAAACCAGGAAGCGGTAGAGCTTATTTTGGAGGTGCATCTCAAGGATCAGTTCCTTTTATGCCATTACCGTTTGGATTCCAAGGTACGTATAAAGATTGGATGGAACGACAAAAAGAATCAGCTGGCCCTGGAGGCAAATCTGTTGGTACAAAAAAACCACCAATATTACCAGTTAAACCTTCTGGGGGCGGGGGCGGAGGAATAGATCCAGTTGGAGATGACGATTTAGGTTTACCAGACGATTTAGGCTTGCCAGATGATTTAGGTTTGCCAGATTTTCCAGGGACTTTACCAGACCAAATAGGAATTGGAAAAAGACCTGGTTACGATTTTATTGGCATAGGTAAAGATCCTTATGGAGATGGCGATTTAGGTCTTGGTATAAACCCTGGAGAACAAATGCCTGATTATAATTATCCAGGTGAACTTGGAATGGGCGGTGGAAATGATCAAGATTCTTCTATTGAAGAGCACAATTTAGCTAGATGTGCTGCTGGTGAATATCAATTCTGTTTTTAAGGAGATAGAATGAGTATAGATTTTAAGGGACTAACTTCAATAACAAGTGGAAGAGTTTCTAAAGAAATTGAAAAAAAAAGATTTGAACATTGTAAAGCTTGTACTTTTTTAAGAGATTTAAATAGGTGTTCTAAGTGCGGTTGTTTTATGAAAATGAAAGTAAAATTTAAAAAAGCTAAATGTCCTATAGGTATATGGGGAGAAAATGAGTAATATTAATTTGCATAATGTTTCTGAGATGGAAGAACAACTTAGAATGTGTAAAAATGATTTAATAGCATTTGGTAAATTATTTCTTCCTGATGATTACATGAGAAGCGAGACTCCATTCTTTCATTATGAAGTAGCAGATGCTTTAAATGACTTATCTAAAAGACAGCTAGCTGTTATACTACCTAGAGGTCACGGTAAAACAGTTTTAACTAAATGTTCTATATTGCATGATTTTGTATTTACAGAAGAGCCTTTATTTTATGGATGGGTTGCTGCAAGTTCTAAAATATCAGTTCCCAATCTAGATTATATTAAATATCATTTAGAATATAATGATAGGTTTTTGTATTATTTTGGAGATTTAAAAGGAAGAAAATGGACAGAGGATGATATCGAACTTAAGAACGGAAGTAAGCTTATTAGTAAAAGTAATTTATCAGGCATTAGAGGAGGAGCTAAGTTACACAAAAGATACGATCTTATCGTCTTGGACGATTTTGAAGACGAGAATAATACCGTTACCTCTGAGTCTAGAAATAAAATTGCCAACCTTGTTACGGCTGTTGTTTTCCCTGCTCTCGAGCCTCATACTGGTCGTTTGCGCATTAATGGTACTCCCGTTCATTTTGATGCTTTTATTACTAATATTCTTAACGGATTTGAAAAAAGTAAAAAAATGGGTGAAAAATATAGCTGGAATGTTATAACTTATAAGGCTTTACAGCCTGATGGATCTTCACTTTGGCCTGGATGGTTTGGCCATAAAGAGATGGAGAGAAAGAAAAAGTTTTATGCTGACTCAGGTCAGCCTCAGAAATTCTATCAAGAATATATGATGGAAGTTCAAAATGAAGAAGATTCTATATTTACAAGGAATCATATCAAATACTGGGAAGGAAGTTATATTTATGATGAAGACTCTGAGATGTCATTTATCAATACTAAAGAAGGGGATCAGATTCCTATTAGCGTATTTGCTGGAGTTGATCCCGCTACTGATTCTACTAGGAGGGATAGTGATTTCAGTGTTTTACTTTTTCTTGGGATTGATAGTAATAATAACGTCTATGTTTTGGAGTATTTACGTAAGCGGTCGTTACCTGTACTTGGGATTCCAGGTGATGCTAAGAAAGGTATCGTCGATTACATCTTTGATTACAACAAGATTTACAAGCCTAACCTCTTTTGCATCGAAGATACGACAATGTCTAAGCCAGTATTTCAATCAATTAATGCAGAAATGCGAAGAAGGAATGACTTTACTATTAAGTATTCTGCCGAAAAACCTGGTAACAGAATGTCTAAAAGGGATAGGATTCAAGAAATTTTGGCGCAAAGATTCGCAATAGGAGGTATACACTTGAAAAAGGATATGTACGATTTACAGCATGAGATATTTACATTTGGTCCACGTATGGGTCACGATGATACTATTG